TGTCGCTCACCAATCTTGACAATCTCGGGAGTTTCCTCAACGACTCGGAGGTCTGGCCAATCTTTTAGCGCGGCCACAAGTCGAGTTCGGCAATCGATATATCCGTTGGAATCCCACGTCATTTCTTAACCTCAAACGGGTTCCATTTGTTGAGTTTGTTTTGGGGGGTGAAATAACAATCCCATTCATCGCGGTAATGCTCCGCCACGTTGCACGATTCAAGAGGGAGCCACCCTCGAATCGTCGCGGTGTGGAAATCCTCGGAAATAGTGACGAGGACATACGGAGCAGACTTGTCATTTGTGTACGTCGTGAGGGAGCCGTTGTAACGCATTGTCGAGCGGACCTCCCAAGTGTCAACGTCGTTTCGGTATTTGTTGTAGGTCGAGTCATAGTCGTATTGGCTGCCGAGCGAATAAGCAACGGCGAGTTCACCCAGACGGCCCACAAAATGCGGACGGACTTGACCCTCTTTCCAAGGTTTGCGACGAACGTGTCCGGCGGCGTCCTCTTGCGCGTCAATCACCAACGCCAATTCGTGGCACGTCTCAATGTCTTTTTTGCTGAGGAAAACGGCGTTATTCATATTCCGAACCGCGCAATTCTATTTTGCAAATACTCATTCTCGCGAGATAGTTCGTCGAGCCTCACGCCTTGTTTGGTGAATTGTTCGGTGAGTCTGACAATGTGGTCGCGCATCTGATGACACAACTCGTTTTGAGATTGAGTTAAGGAATCCGCGTCGGAAATCCATTTGCTAATGAGCCATAATCGCTCGCTCTGGAGAGTGTTGCCATTGTGGAAACTCTCATTGGCAAAGTCCTCGAGCCAACCTACGTTGTCGGATATATTCATTTCACTCCTTTATGTCGGAAAAGGTTTTGAGATAGTAGCAACATAGTCAATGGGTGTGGTGGATACTAGGGACGATAAATGGTTGAGCGTTTGCCATTGGACAAACGGCCCGTCGGGTCACCGATTGAATGAGCCGCGCACCCCCAACCGTAATATCCAACGCCGCGCGATTTGCCCCAACCGTGGACAACCCGGAGGGCAACGGTTATTTGTTGAGCAATTGTTGCATCACCGCCACGGTTCGGCATTGTTTTATCGCTTCTGGTGTAGTCATTCCACGTTTGACGGTGGATTCCTAGACCGCCCTCGTAATTGGTCGTATTGCGATGCCAACGCGGTTTTTGCCCCGGTCCCCAACCCGTCTCGCATTTGGCGAGCGCGTACCAATAAGCGATTGGCGGGTCCGGTGGCAACGGTCGGTTGTGCGCGAGAGCTGTTCCGGGTGTCAATGTAAGCGCGATCAAAATGACCGCAATGCAACGCTTAATCGAGCGTCAATTCTGTCGGGTCGGACCAACCGTCATTGCTGAGTTTTCGCAATGAGAGCGTTGCAATTTCTAGTTGACCGCTCTGGTCGTTCCTGAATAGTTGCACTAGGACGCGCTGCCCAGATTCAAGCACTCCGCGCAATTCCTCATAGATTATTGTTCCTACCATTTGAGACTCCTTTTGTCGGGTCTAACGAACCTACCCAATCGGTCTAGGCCGTTGGTGGCAATCTGTTTTTGCCCTTTATGGGTAGGGGATTGAGGCCCACGCCCGAGCGAATTTGGCGGCGTCCTTGCTCATTGCTTCATCGAGCTCGATATGCAACCAAGTCGGCGTTCCTTGATAAGACCCGGCGGATTCGGCGTCGCTCGAATGGATACGGACCCCGAGTTTGCCCTCACCGCGGCTGCACTTGTACGTCGCGCCATACGTGCCGAACGCGTACCAATTGACAAGAGAAATCCCCAGCGTTTCGGAATTGTGCAAAAGGAAATCCCAAATAATACGCGCTAACGCTTCGTTTTCTTTTTCGGTTTTCTTGATGCCGTAGTCGCAATCGAAACAATTCCCGGTGGCGTGAACAGATTTGACCGGTGGCGTAACGTTCCGATTCATATTGCGATTGACATAAGCGCCGAGCGACCGCGTACCCCAACGCGCCTTTGTCAACTCAATAAGTTTTGTAATGCCGGGAGACGTTTGTTTTCCGTCCCAAGCGTTATTGTAGGGATACGGCCTAGGACTCATTATCTTTAGGACCGAACATTTTTGGAGAGTCTTGTCGAGTCTTGGCGGCTACGCCATTGCCAATGCCATAGAACACAATTGCCGAAATCATAGGAAGGCCCGCATTTTGGTCAATTGAGTTTGTCGCAAGTAGGACCGTGATGCAGATAAGCGCGACAAGCAGAATGAGCGCCTTTGGTGGGTTGGAAATAATCATCTTGGTAGTTTTTTCAAAAGTAAAAACAATACGACGAACGGCGTTAGCAGTAACCCAACGATGATCAAGGTTAAAAAAATCATCACGTTGCGCCTATGTCCATGACAATTAGTTGTTGTTGAAACGAATTAGCCGAAATAAAACCATCGGGGTTTGAGGCAAGTGAACCAGCCGAACCGCACTTAAAGTTGAGAACAATACTTACCGCCGCGCTACCGCTAGCAACGCCAAGTTCGGTTGCTGTATAAACGGCAAAACCGCTTACGCCTAAGTTTAAGAACACGCCACCTAAGCCAGCTGTCTGATAATACAAAGTTCGACTAACTGAGTTAGCGGTTATCCACATAGCCGCGCCAACTGAAGCGTTAGCGTTTGCCTGAAACGCTAATTTGCCAAAAATCTGATAGTTTCGGCCAGCGTAAATTGTAGTCGAGGACGTTAAAACCGCCAAAGTTGTATTTGCTACAATGGCGGTTCCTGCTGTACCGCTTGTAATACTTGCCGCGCCCATTGGCAAATTGGTCATCTGGGCCGCGGTGAGAACTGCCCCACTCACAAACGGTGTAGTATTTATTGCCATAATTTTGTCTCCTTTAGAAACTCAATAAGTTATTGTCGAGGGTACCCCATAGGGCATCGTTGAGGGTGAAAAATCCGAGGTTGTCCGTGCTCTCAAAATTATATGATACGAGGTGACTTGTCGGGGTGATGTTGTGTGAAATGCCCGAAACCATTAGAACTTGGGTGCTCGAGGACGGAGCGCCGGTCACAAAGTTTTTAACCACGGTAGCAATCGACGTCAAATCGAGACTAAGCGCGGTGTTCTGTTTGGCGGTCGTCAACGCTCCGAGTTCGGTCGTGAGCCCGGTGAACCTCAAAACGGGCGTTGCATACTTGCCCAAAATGTAATTGCCTAGACCGGCAACCTCGGTCGTTGTTGAATTGAGAAGGTTGACGTCGGTGTAGGTTTGGGTTTGATTTTGTGCAATTGACGTCGCGTTGCTTGTCGTTTGAACGGCCCCGGCGGGACTCTGGGTTTGGATGTAGTTATATAACAAAGTATCGCCAAACTGATTTTCAAGAGTCTGAAACGCAAGACCCGTTCCGTCACCGTTAAAAGTTGCAGCCGAGGCGGTGAGTACCGTTCCTCGACCTTTCCAAGTAAACGTCCCGTTGGCGGCCATATAAACTTGACCTTGCTCGGATTGAGTTATTTGCTGAATGTAATTGAGTAAATTTGTATCTTGAATGACGCTGAAATCCGCTGACGCCGCGGTCCCCCCTAACGTGGAGGTTCCCGTTGTGACGCTGCGAGCGCCTTGATAGTTGACCTCGGAATATGCAAGGACGTTATTGATTCGCGTACTTGTTGACTCTTGCGTCGTGGTGTGCGCGTTGAGTTGGAGGTTTGCAAACACGGTGAAATTGTCCGAGCATTGTGCAAACATAAGGTCGTTGTTTGCTAAGTCATAAGCAAGATTCCAACTCGTAATGAGTCCGGTATAAATTGGAATTCCGTTTGCATTGATGATGATTGGGAGACGCGGTTGAATGCCCGTTGTACCGGTGGAGGGTGACCCAATCCAATATGGCGATGACGTGTTCAATGGGTCTAGGGACCGTTCTTTGTTCCAGAATGTGACGGTTGCTTGGCCTGAGGTGAACTCTTGCAATTGTCGAGAACGACCGCGCCCGATGTTTATATTTTGGACAAGACTCGTCAAGTCGACATAAGTGATTCCGCCAAGAGTGCCGCGTCCCGTTGTATTAAGGACGCCGTTAACGGTGTCGTCAAGGATAAACGGTTGTCCGAACCCGGTTGTCGATTGAAACCCGACGAGGACTTGGATGACGGGTTGAGTCATACGCCCACAAAAACCGTTCCGCCTACGCGCTGAGCCGCGAGTATGGCGTCGATGATTTGTTGACCCATTAACGCCGGCGTTGCCACAAGGCCCGCATTGACGTTGACCGTAATGCCTTTAGCCGCGTTGAGGTTGCTTTTAGCGGTATTTACGCCGCCGCCAAAAAACGCGGTTGACGAACTCAATCCGAGTTGGTTTGCTGCTCCCGCAAGACTCCCCAACGCCTCTTGGAATTGCCCGAATACGCCCGGTATCCCAATCATTTCATCGGTGACCGCGGAGCCCGCTACGGGTCCAAGGTTAAGCAATTGAGCAAGCCCGTCTGGACCCAGACCGTACCCGACGAGTGTTGAGAGATTGGCGGCAAATTTCTTGGCCATTGTGACTTGCTTGGCAAACTCGCCGACCGTGGTCATTGAGGCTTTTTTCTGCTGAGCCGCCGTCAAATTAGTCTCAGCATCGGCAACGCCCTGAATGGCTCTAGCGAGATTCTCCGCATCATCAGACTGCTGAGCCGTGTTGAGCGCCTCATACGCCATTTGGCGAGCCTGTAGCGCGGTCGTGACGGCATCGCTGGCGGCTGCATTGGTGTCAAACGCCTCTCGGAGGCTGACCATACCGGACAACTCGCTCGACGTGCTTTTGGCGAAATCTGCCATTTCCTCTCGGGCCGCTTTGAGCGCGTCTCGATATTTCTCAATAGACGCCTTCGATTTGTCCTCAAGAGTCTTGGAAAAATCCTTTGTTGACGTGTCCGCGGACTTTGTGCCGGTCTTGACTTTGTCAAGGACTTTGACCGTATCGGCGGCGGCAATGTTGTTGGCAATGTAGTTTTCGCGCAAACGCCCAAAACGTGCTGCTTCGGCGTCAACGGCGTCGGTGACGTCTTTTGCCTTTGTCGTGTGGTCGCTTGTCAAGAAATTAAAAATCTTGAATTCATTAGTGGATTTGAGGATTGACTCCGCAAGGTTTAGAAATGCAGCGCCAAGACCGCCCGTTGGACCCTCTGCCTTTTTGGTTGTGGTGACGAAGGTGCTCAATATGTTTGTGCCGAGCGCAATATTGGTTGCAAAATTGGCGAGCGGGTGCAAGACCAAATAACCGATTGATTCCTCAAGTTCACCGACGGCAATTGAGAGTTTCTTGAACCCTCCAGACGCGCTATCGGCGGCCGATTGACTCATCCCGGCAAACGAGGTTTGGAGTCCGATGAGCACTCCGTCGAGGTCTTTTGCTTTGACTGCGTTTTGGTCGAGCGGAACTCCTAATTTGCTAATCGCTCCGAAATTGCCGTTCACCGCTTTTGACAAACTCAAAGAAACGGTCGTGAGGTCCTTGCCCGTACCGGCAGAAATGTCAAGCGCCAAGTTCATCAGCGATTGAGCCTGAGTGACGTCCTTGGTTGCTCGAATAAGGTTGCCGAGCGCCGGTCTCAATTCGTCGTCCGTCACGGCGGCGCTCATTTGAGTTTTGGCAATATAATCCTCAACCGATTTGATTTGATTATCGGTCGCGTCGGTGTTGGCGCGGATAGTTTGCTCAAGCAGATTGACGGACTTTTCGTCGTCGGCTGCGGCCTTGACCATTCGACTTAGTTCGGCCGTGACCGCGCCAATTGAAATTGCACTTTTGAGCGAGTTGGTGCCAATCCCAGCAATGGATTTGTTGGCGGCGTCGGCTCCGGTCTTGTTGTATTCGGTGAGAATGTCAACGATAATTGCCACGGGTTAGCCTCGCTTCAACAAACTTTTGTTGGTCTTTTGCTCGATAATTTTGACCTGAGTTTTGACGTAGGCGGTGAGCGCTGGAATATGAGATTCCGCACCCGGCCACATATACCGAGACGGTCCCTTTTTGCCTTGACGGTCGCCGTCCTTGTGCGGTACATCCACGCCCTCAAGGTTGGGAACAAATGTCTTTGATTTGCCCGCATTGCGCGAACCCGCTACGTCGTATATTGCTCCGGCGGCGTTGCTCTGGATGATTGAGAACATTGCATAGTTTTGACGGCTCGCCTTTTTCTTTTTTTTGCTCGGTCCGCCGGTCTTGAATCGGATACCAGCTTTGACCCGAGGAAAATTCCAACGCGTCGAATCACCGCGGTCCTTAATCAAAACGCTGTTTGCCATTGAATTAAGCGGATTACCGTCTGGGTCGAGGTTTGTCAAGTATTGCCGGACCGCTTGAATTGCGGGTTTTGCCTCGCGTCGAATATTGGCGTTAATCTGTTTCACCGTTTCGGGCTCGACTTTTTTGAGAATTGCGAGCGCCTCCGTGAGTCCGTGGACTTGTGCGGATGACTTAGCGCTCATTTCTTGTTCCTGTCGATAATTGCTTGGTTGAGAGTGTTTGCAAGTGTCAACGGCATTTGGATGATTTCCGAATATGGAATCCCGTTGAGGATTAGTCCGGCAATGACTCCGTGGATACCGTCACGCCAAAAGGGAGACGTTCGACCTTGTACGAGATACCTTTCACCTCGTCTTTGAATTTTTCAATGTTCGTCACACGGCCCAATTGTTTATGAGACAAATAAGCCAGAGTGACAAGATATTCCATTGAGAGGTTTTCGTCAATTGCCTTGATAATCGAAACGGTGTGCAACCGTTCAAATTCCAACAATGACGAAACCGTCAAACAAATTTCGTGTTCGCTGCCATCGACGAGCACCGTCGCGATAAACAACTCGAACATTAGGACGTCGCTGAGGTGTAGAGGCCGCCTTGAAACGAGATTGCCCCGGTGGAGGCTAGGTCGCCCACGGCACCGTTTATCGGACTTAGGCTCGACATTAGCGTCGAACTAAGTGTCAGCGTCGGATTCGTCGCACTTACCGCGGCCGAGGTTGGACGCATAATTACCGTGGTCGGAGTTCCGACAAGAGTGTTAAGAGTTGCCCAGACCTTAGAGGCCGCAAAGTCTTGATTGAACGTAATCGTTGCGGAGTTATTTTGAATCCCGCCGATAAACGAATGTCCGTTGGTGCTAGTTGCCGAAAACGCCGTTGATTCAACGGCATCGACAGCCTGAACGAATTCGACCGAGGAGACGTATGAACTCAAGTCAATCGCGTTGACTGTGCAGAAAATATCTTTATTGACGTAGATTGCCATTTGTTATTCCTTTTCCTTTTTGGGTTGTGTTGTCGGGGCAATATGCCCCGAATTAATGAGAGCCTCAATCGAGCAACCGTCAAGTTCCTCGTCGGAGATTGAGTCTCCGATTGATTTGTTTGCGACCATATCGGTCAAGACTTTATAAGTTGACATTTTGCTCCTTAAGCGGGGTATCCGACCCAAGGGACGGTGATTTGGTAAGCGGGTAGGTCTTGCCCTCCGACTGAGTAGACGGTACTACTTGCCGAGGTTGCTCCGGTGGCATCAATGACGATGTCAACAAGGTTGAGGAGAGCAATGAGGGCGTCCAAGTTGCCGGGTGGCGGCTGGACCGCCGTGACGATGAACTCCATTGAGATTTGAACGGGGGTTGAGCGAGTAATTGTTGGAGGGTCAATAATGACGCATCCCGGGCGAATGTTTCTGGCATCCGACACAACCACCAAGGACGCGTCCTCAAGAGTCTCGACAAGACGTTCTCGCGCTTCATTGCATCGGCCCACTATGCGACCTGAGCACGGTTGCAACCCCAGAGGCGGAGGATTTGACCCATTGCTCCAACGGGAGCGGGTGTTGACATTACGTCAAAAGATTGAAACGAATCAAGAGAGCCGCGCTCACGATAAAGAGCAGCCGCGTACATCGTCGTCCCGAGTTTGACGTCGGAGCCACAAGTCGACACGGAATCCGTATAGCCCGCGGCCGAACGTCGACGATACGCAACCGCGTTAGCCGCGTCGGTGCACGAGGCCACGAACAATTCGTCATTGAGTGTTGCCGGGTCAATGCCGAGCCAATCCAAAACGTCTTGGTCAACTATCCAAGTGACGGTGACCGCATATTCAATTGTCCCGACCGCTGCTTCACGGCCTACATCGTCACCGACATTTTCAAACAACACTTGGTTGGGAATAATAACGCCTACGTTGTAGGTGTAATCGCCTTGGTCGTTGATTCCCGTGAATAGATATTCGGGAATAGCGCGAACAAGCAACGACGTGTCGTCAAAATCGTCACCGACTCCGGCAACGTCAATGAGGTCACCGACGTCGAGGTCGTGAGGCGTCAAGGTTTGCAGCACGGCGATATTTTCCAATCGCATTTTGTTAGTGACCGTATAAGTCGCCACGCTGAAATCCTTTTCGTGTCTCGGTGTTAGTTAGTAGGACGATGCCTTGATGAACTTAGTTGCATCAATCATCAGCGTCCCGAAATACCCTCTCCACGCAATAGTGGTTGAGAGGGTTGATGGGTTTGCGATGCTCAATGCTCCGCGCTGAGTTTCCCAGCACTCGAATCCACTTGGGTCGCCGATAATCAAGGTATCGGCCTCAAAATTGCGGTCAACTACCACGCGCATTCCAAAAGCGGTTCCGTTGTCGCGGTTACCTTGGAGGTCACCGTAAGCGTTGTATGGTCCAACGTTCGGGAACAATGGTCGTCCGGCCGTATCGGTCAAGCGCATCAAGTCGCCCCACACGTCGGGAGAAACCCAAAGAGTGTTCGGGAGGTTTCCGTTTGAGTCTGACAAAATGTCTGACGCTGCTTGAGCAATCCACGCGGCCCAATCTGCGGGAACCGTTGGGTCTGCAAATGCGTTGGAGTTTGTCACGCCCGTTTTGAAATCGTCGGCGGTTTTGTTGTCCGTGCCGTTTGCATAGATTCGACCCATATCGTCGAGCAATGCGGAGAGCACGTCGGGTTGGGACCAATCCAATGTCTGTTCGGAGACATCCACATATCCGCCGAATGTATATTTCGTGACGGTGTTTGCCGTGACGACCATTGTGCCTTGAGTAAGGGCGGTATTTTGTGTGCTCTGGACGCCTTGCGAGACGTGAGTTGTCACACTTGGGCGAATGAATGTTGCACCCGCCATTGGCATTGCGCGAACTCCAAACGAATCTACGACGGGACGAATCCCTCGAAAATTGTTGTAGATCGGAGCGACAATTGGCTCCGGGATGATTCCGGGAACATCGCTTGTAATGATGTCGGGAGCGGCGGCCTTAAGTCGTGCGGAGAATTCCGCAAATACGGAACCGCCGGCGAGACTTGCTTGAATATATTCAACTGCTGTTGGCATTTTGAATTCTTTTTTCGGCGTTGCAAAGAGCAACTCCGTCGGTTTTGTTGCAGCCTCAACGACTGCGGTTTCGATTGGTTCTGACATTTCTTCTTCCTTTTCTTCTGGTTGGGGTTCATCATCCTCGGGGGTCGAGGCTGCGACTTGTAAAATTTTTGCGTCCGTAAATGCTCCAGCGGTGACGAGTGACAACTCGCTCCACGTTGCTTTTGTGACCGTCATTGTTCCGGTCTTTTTGTCAATGGTAAAATCAATGGGCTCGGCTCCTACGGAAACCGCGGTGACTACTGAGTCAAGCATCAAGGTCATTTGGTCTCGCCCGGCAGCGGTGTCCGAGAGTTTTGCTTCGAACATCATTCCGGTTGAATCTGACACTCGCTGAGTAATAATCCCAACGGGTCGTGAGGAGTCGTGAAACTCAAGAAGGACCGGCGCGGGACCGTCAACGGGGAGAGAGCCCTCAAGGAATTTCACGCGTTGGCCCGTCGAGACGGTTGCCTCAACATTCCAAGGAATGGCGAGACCCGTAATTGTGCGACGAGGCTCGGTGCTACCGGGCGCGGCGGCGTCAAGTGTTATCGGTGTCGCTTCAAAACGAATCATTGGTTTGCTCCTTGGGGGGTTTGGACAATTGGTTCAACGGGAATATCAATTGCAAGTTCTCCAAGGTAGGACTCAACGTCAAATTTGACGTGTCGTCCATTTGGCAAAACATCATTCATTGACAAACGCTCATCAATCGCGTGAGCCAGAGGACGAGACCCGAACTCATATAATTGACGGCGAGAATCCTGAGCGTTTTGGTACGTCATCCCCGGAATACCAATTCCAAGAATCCACGCGGGAATGTTTGACAAACGTGAGAGTTCCAACGCTGAGTGTTGACGGCCCTCGGTGATTTGCAACTTGCTCGGGTCTTGGTCAAAGGAAACCCAATTGACAAAACCGTTAAGAGCACCTATCGAATTCGTGCGGCGAGCCGCGCTCCAGCCTTGCGCTAATTCTCCAAGTTCGTCGGCCGTCATCGGTTCGGAGTCCTTGGTCTGTTGCAAATAACCCGCGGCGATTTCGTTTGAGGCGAATCGCTCGGCTGCTTGGTCAAGTCGGAGCGCCGTGTTGATAACTCGACGACCCATAAAAATTATCCCCTGAGTTGGGGATAAGAACGTGACAACATTGTCGGGGTTGAGTTTCATTCCGTTGAATTGAATTTCTGACGGGTTGCCGAACCATTGCGGACCCGCTTGTCCGGGCGTTGAGATATTTGATTGAGGTAGCCATTGAAACGTGGCCGGAAAACCGTTTGCATAACGTGAGGTCACGGCCCACATAGCGCGACCGTACATAAACAAATCGCTCACCGTTTGAGAGATAATAAAATTGCGCGTGACCGTTGGGTCTGGGCGCGTCATCCACGATTCGCCCGGGACATAAATTTCCTCGTATCGCTCGCCGGTCCATTGGAGGGTGTAGGACTGAAGGTCTAGGCAAGCGATAGAGGATGCAAGCAAATCTCGAGCACGGTTTATGGTCGGGATACTGAGGGCGAGTTCCTCCATAGTCCCGACAGAATATGAATAGAACTCGCCGATTTGAGAGGCACCACCAGACGCGGCGCGAACGGGTTCGGAGTTAAACGCGCCGGTCGTAATCTTGCGATTGAATAGAGCCATTGGTCAAAGTGTGACACACACAAAACCAATTTGCGAACGTCTCAAATAAAGATAGGGAATTTCAACTTGACGCAAACACGGCTCGTTTTGGAGCGACGGGACGACTCGACATTGCAACCGCAAACACTAGACAACGAGCGAGTTCTATTGCGCCGGGAGACCGCGTCGAGGACAAAGTCAATCCCGCTTGGTGCTTGACGGGTACGGCCCGGGCGACGTGCTCATTAAGTAACAACTCGCCGTGATGCTTGACGCGATTTTCTTTAATCATCTGGCGAACAATGGCGGTCCATTTTGTCATTTCCCTATGGCCTACCGTGGTTGTTTTTGGTTTAAGTTTTTCGGGCAATTGAATCTCAAGTCCAGCGCCAATCGCCAATTGCAGCGCGTTATCGGCGCTCATCATTTTTTCTATTGTTTTCCACGCGCCCGCAAGAGTCGCCTCAACAAATGCAACCTCGACAATTGTTTCCTCGTCAATCTTTTTTGCCCTGAGTCCAACGACGCGGTCTTGGTTAAGTGATTGGTCTACCGCAAGGACTCCGCCGGCGCCCAATTCAATATCCGTTGTCAAGGTCTCCCAAAGTCCCGCCTCAAGCCAAGACGTGGCCGAGGCAACAAAGACGTTGCACGTTGCCCGCAGGAATGCACCTCGCGCCATTGTCAAAGACTCACCGCGTAGCGTTTCTACATCGAGAGTGTGACCGAGTGCCGGGTTTGCATAGGCCCACGCCTCGGGAGTCATCGGGTCAATATTGTGCGGGGGGCTGAATTCGGCAAAATAGAAATTGCCCGATTCCTCGGGTTTGTCAATTGCGCGCAATCCCATTTCTCGTTTGGCAAGCAAACTAGACGACGCCTCGGTCCCGGCCGTTGACCACATTGAGCAGAGTGCAGATTTGCGGGCTTTTTGAGTTGGGATTATGGCGTCATCGACAATCTGGTCGCCAATGGCCCAGAGCTCGTCAATGATAAAACAATCCACGGTGAGGCCGTGAAAGTTCGTTGGGGTTGCAGCGCGAGTCCAGAGCTTGGACCCATCCGGCATAACAAGACCCATTCGACCATACGACCAAGACGCCTCAGCGCGGAATTTCTCAATGAGTACTGGAGCAAGTCGCTCGAATAACAACGTGGCAATGTCCAGACGGTGCGCGGTCGTGACGACCGTTTGAGGACGGTCTCGTCGAGCGCCCATTGTGCAGAGCCACCAACCCGCCAAGGCAATTTGACATTCCGATTTGCCGTTTTGACGCGCCACCGAAACGAGCGATTGGCGGTTTAACAAATTACCGTTGCCGTCGTGAGCAAGTTGTCCTCGGAGGACGTGCAATTGCCACGGCATCATTGAGAGCGATAGAAAACGCTCGGCCCATTCCGCGCACTCGTCGCCGAATGAGTGATTACCTACTATTTCAACATTCTCGGTTTGTGAGAATGACCACTCAGCGCGTTTAGTCTCCAATCGGGGAAACTCTTGTTTCATAAGGCTCAATCCGTCTGAAACCCTTATAAAATAGGGACTTGAACGAG